GTAATTGGTAATACAAGTGGTGCAAATTGGGCAATCAGTGTAGTAAGTGATGCTGCTACTATGAACAGTGCATTTGAAGACATATTCGACAATGCTCGTATTGAAGCAAGTTCGGATGGCATCATAGACTTTACGGAACACAATCCGTTTGGAGAACCGTAATGTTAGGTAATCCTCAGTTTTATCATCGCACCATTCGTAAAATGGTAGTTATATTTGGTACTCTCTTCAATGATATTGAGATTGTACGATATACACAAGCAGGTGTTCCAAAAGAAAAATGGAAAGTACCATTATCTTTTTCACCTAAAGAACGATTTCTAACAGCAGTTACTTCTAATCCCGATCTTCTCAAGTCAATCAACACGGTTGTTCCACGTATGTCATTCAATCTTGACAGTCTGGAATATGATGTTAATCGTAAACAAGTTTCAACAATTCGTAATTTTGCTAAGAGTGATGTCAATAATTCAGTAAGCACACAGTTTGTGCCTGTGCCATATAACTTTCAGTTTTCACTATCGATCTATGTTCGTAACACTGAAGATGGAACACAAATACTTGAGCAGATTTTACCGTTCTTTACACCAGACTTTAATGTTACCGTAGACTTTATTCCTGAGATGGATCAAAAATATAATGTACCTATTATACTTGATTCAGTTGCATCAACAGTAGAATACGAAGGTGGATTAATTGATGGAACCACACGATTGATTCTTTGGGACTTAACGTTCACTGCCAAAGGTTACATATGGCCTCCGGTTAAGACAAGTAAATATATCAAGACTGCAAATACTAATTCGTTTATTGATTTGACTACTAAAGAAATTCAGAAAGTCTATGTCGATTACGCAAATGGTTTTGGAACATTCGCACAAGGTGAAACTCTTCGTGCTAATAATACCGATCTGTTCGGAACAGTAGATTACTTCAGCAATACTTCAAGTGGTATTTTAGTTGTAACTGGTGCTAATAAAATTATTAAAGTTGGTGATAATCTTACAGGTGACTATACTGGTGCATCATTTAATGTTGTCGTAACCAACGTCAATGCACTGAATGTTGTGCAGATAAAAACTTCTACCAATCCAGTTTCTGCTAATCTCGGTGATGATTTTGGATTTATTGAGACTGTGAAACAATACCCTAATACATTATGAAAAAATTAAATGCAAATCTCTCTGATATATTTGATGTAGAACCGATCAAAGAAGAAGAAAAAACTATACTCCTACCAGTTACTGTAGAAGCCTCTGATCCAATCAATGCTGATGCAGACTTTGCACGAAACAATATTCGTGAGCTGGTAACTCAAGGCAATCAAGCAGTGGATGAATTAATGTTAATAGCAAGAGACGGACAACATCCACGTGCATTTGAAGTTCTGTCTGGTCTGATGAAGAACTTGGCAGACATGAACAAAGACTTGCTTGAGATACAGAAACGTAAAAAAGATTTAGTACCGAAAGCGGAATCACAAAATAGTCTGAACATAGATAAGGCAGTGTTTGTTGGTTCTACCGCAGAATTGGTAAAGATGCTTAAAACTCAAAAACAGGAAACGTAATGGAAACACTAATTGAACAACTCAAAACAATTTTAGGTACAAACTTTGCTTTGTATCTGAAAGCACATGGATACCATTGGAACATTGAGGGACCAAACTTTCCACAATACCATAAATTTTTAGGAAAATTCTACGAATCTGTATATGGCAATGTTGACCCAATTGCAGAACACATTCGTGCATTGAATTCATATGCACCAGGTTCTCTTGCTCGTATGCTTGAACTAGCAGACATTCAAGAAGCAACAAACATACCAGATGGTATTGCAATGATGCGTGATCTTGCTGCCGATAATGATCGTTTCATATTACATCTACGTGCTGGCATCGTTGCTGCTGATGGTGCAAACGAACCTGCTGTAGGTAATTTCTTACAAGACCTTTTAGATGCACATCAAAAACACGGATGGATGTTGAGAAGTATTATTAAATAAATTATGGATGACGGATATTTGGGGAATTCACGCCTGAAGCGAACAGGCACTGAACTATCCTATACTGAAGAACAAGTAATAGAAACCGCAAAGTGTGCAGATGATCCTGTATACTTTATCAAAAACTACGTAAAGATTGTCAACGTTGACCGTGGTCTTGTCCCATTTGACATGTGGGATTTTCAAGAGGACATGGTACGTACCTTCCATGAGAATCGATTTACAATTGCCAAGATGCCTCGACAGGTGGGTAAAACAACCACGACTGTGGGCTACATGCTATGGGCTGCAATCTTTAATGAAGAATATACCATTGGTATTCTTGCCAATAAAGGTCAGTTAGCAAGGGATATTCTAGGGCGTATTCAAAAAGCTTATGAGTATCTTCCTGCTTGGTTACAACAGGGTATCATGACATGGAACAAAGGTTCCCTTGAATTGGAGAACGGTTCCAAGATATTTGCATATGCAACATCTGCGGGTGGTGTTCGAGGTGGTACTTATAACTTGATCTTCCTTGATGAGTTTGCATTCGTTCCACACAACATGGCAGTTGAGTTCTTCACATCAACCTATCCTGTTATCTCATCTGGTCAAACATCTAAAGTAATTATTGTTTCAACTCCTAATGGATTGAATTTATTTTATAAGATGTGGACGGATGCGATTGAGAAGCGTTCAACATATAAGACAGTTGAAGTTCACTGGTCAATGGTACCAGGTCGTGATGCACTATGGAAAGAAGAAACGATACGGAACACATCTGAAGAACAGTTCCGACAAGAGTTTGAAACAGAATTTATTGGTTCATCGGCAACACTTATTTCAGGTACCAAGCTTCGTTCACTGGCATTCCATGATCCCCTATATACATTGGATGACTTGGCAGTCTTTGATGAACCGAAACCTGGTAGGATTTACATTGCCACAGTCGATTGCTCTGAGGGTGTAGAACAAGATTACTCAACTATTAATGTTATTGATGCTACCGAAGCCCCATATAAACAGGTGGCTAGGTACCGCAGTAACAAGATTCCTTTGCTGTTCTTGCCAACAATAATCTATTCGGTTGCCAAGAAGTATAACGAAGCCTTTGTTCTTATCGAAACCAACAATATTGGTCAGCAGGTCGTGGACATTCTCCACTATGACTTGGAATATGAGAACATTTATAAGCTAGAACATCACCATATTAAGGGTCAGAGCATATCCTCGGGCTTCAAACGTGCCGTTTCCTTTGGTGTTCGCACCACAAAATCGGTAAAGAAGATTGGCTGCGCCAACTTAAAAACCCTTGTAGAGAATAATAAGTTAATAATTAATGATTTTGAAACAATAGCTGAATTGAATACGTTTGTCCGAATCCGTGATACCTATGCTGCCGAAGAAGGTCACAACGACGATATTGTCATGGGATTGGTTATATTTGCTTGGTTAACTGCACAATCATACTTCAAAGATTCCACAAACATTGACATCCGTAAGCTAATGCTTGAGGAAAACAACATGTTAATTGATGAATCCATGACACCTTTTGGATTCGTTGACAACGGATTACAGGAAGATGTCTTTGAAGACGGTGAAGAGAGGTGGCAGTATGCCGAAAAGCGTGGTTTCCCAATGTCAAGATTATAAAAAACTAAATAGACTATAAAGACAATTGACCCAAACAATTAAAGGAGAAATCCAATGGCATTTCAATTATCAGCGGGTGTAAACGTATCAGAAATCGATCTGACTACTGTTATACCTTCCGTTGCTACTTCTATTGGCGCAACAGTAGGACCTTTTGCTTGGGGACCATGCAGTGAAGTTACCACAATATCAGACGAAGTTAGTCTAGTAAGTAAATTTGGTAAACCGAATAACGATAATTATGAATATTGGTTCTCAGCAGCAAACTTTCTGGCATACGGAAACAATTTAAAAGTAGTTCGTGGTGTAGATACCACTCCAGCAACACGTTCAAACAATGCAACAGCAAACGGTACAACAATTCTAATTAAAAATACCGACGATTGGACAGCAAATCAGCAAGGTAATGCTGATGGTTCGTATGGTGGTTGGGCAGCACGTTTTCCAGGTGCATTAGGCAACTCATTATTAGTCTCTATTGCTGACGGTGGTTCGTATGCTGGATGGACATATCGTACTCAGTTTACCGCTACTCCAAACACATCAACTTATGTTGCAAACAAAGGTAACTCAAATGCGAATGATGAAGTTCACATTGTAGTTGTTGACGAAGATGGTCTACTTACTGGTACAGCAGGTACAGTTCTAGAAAAATATGCATTTGTTTCTAAAGCATCTGATGCAAAAGATGATTCAGGTAATTCAAATTATTACAAGAATGTAATTGCTGCTCAGTCACAATATATTCATTGGGTAGCACATCCTGCTACTGCTAATATGGGTTCGGGTACATCATGGGGTTCAACAGCAAACTCATCGGCATTCAAAACATTGACTGCAAATGTAACTGCATCGTTTGCTAATGGTGCAGATGGTACAGTTAGCACATCACAAATCACATCTGGTTGGGATTTGTTTAAA